TTGCCGGTATATCGAATGAATATGGTTATGACAGAATTTTTGACTGGTTGGAGTATTCCAAAACAGAACTTCCATTGATGTGTGGAATTTTGAAAGAACTGCCTGAACCGGAGAGTCCGAAGAAAACGGTATATGTTATGCACATGCCTCCTGCCGGATTGCGTTTGGGACAGCTTCTATATCAGGATTTGGATATAGGATCAGTAGATATTTATGAGTTCCTTAAAGCCAAACAGCCGTTACACTTTTGATGCAAAAGGAAATTTGTTGCCGCCGAAAGAAAACAAACAGCAGACCACACCCCCCGGTACTTTATTTTTGACCGGGGAAAAAAGAACCGAGGGAGATACCTCAAAAAAACTCTGCAAGGTCGCACGCATATGAGGGGGGTTAAAATTTGACAGAAGATACAAAAACTAAGACGAAGAAAGAACCTAAAAGGGCAAACAAACTGACAAATGCCCGGATAAAAAAAGAGATAGAATTTTTACAGTCAATGTTTGCCGGGATTGATGACGAGGACAAGAAAAGCCTTGTAAATTCACTGGTTGAGGAAGCGGCATTTTTAAAAGTGGCGTGCTTCCAGGCAAAAGAAGAATTGAAAAAAGAGGGCCTTACAACGGAAACGGTAAACGCTTCCCAGAAATTTGTAAAAGCCCACCCGTCAGCCACAATTTATGAAAAATATTCACGCCAATATACGGCAATTATACACTCACTTATTGAGTATTTACCACCAAAAGAAAAGAAAAATATAAGCAGATTGGCAGCGTTACGGAATGGATAACAACTATATTTTCCAATACTGGGAAGCCATACAAAATGGCACCGTGACAGTAGGAAAATGGATAAGAACCATTTACAAAATATTGGTGGACGGATTAAAAAGTGGCAAATGGGACTATGACGAGGGCAAGGCAGAAAAGGCAATAAAATTCATAGAAAACTTTTGCCACCATTCCGAGGGCCGTAACGATTTACTGAAATTGGAACTATGGCAAAAGGCCATAGTAAGTGCCATTTTTGGCATTATGGATAAAAAGACCGGGTACAGGCAGTTTAGAGAAGTTTTTATTGTTGTAGCCCGTAAGAACGGAAAAACATTGTTTGCCGCAGCAATAGCGGCATACATGACATACATAGACGGGGAGTACGGGGCAAAGGTTTATTTCCTTGCACCGAAACTGGACCAGGCGGAACTTGTGTATGATGCCTTTTACCAGATTGTACAGGCGGATGACGAACTGGACAGCATTACAAAGAAACGCCGAAGTGATATTTACATCAAAGAATTTAATACAAGTGTAAAAAAGATTGCTTTCAACTCAAAAAAATCAGACGGTTTCAACCCTCAAATGGTTGTGAATGATGAAATGGAAGCGTGGCCGGGGGACCAGGGATTGAAACAGTATGAGGTTATGACTTCCGCCCTGGGAGCCAGAAAGCAACCGCTTATTTTATCCATATCAACCGCCGGATATATCAATGACGGAATTTATGATGAATTGATGCGGCGTGCAACCTCATTCCTAAAAGGCAATTCCAAGGAAACAAGAATTTTGCCGTTCCTGTATATGATTGATGACATAGAGAAATGGGACAGCATAGAGGAACTAAAAAAGAGCAATCCAAACCTGGGCGTTTCCGTATCAGAAGAATTTTACATTGAGCAGATAGAGATTGCCAGAGCGTCATTATCAAAGAAAGTTGAGTTTCTCACAAAATACTGCAATATTAAACAAAATTCAAGCGTGGCATGGCTTGACTATTGGGATGTGATGAAAGCGGTTAATGAGGACATATGCATTTCCCTGGAAGAGTACAGGGGTTGTTATTGTGTGGGCGGCATAGACCTTTCACGAACCACAGACCTTACGGCGGCATCAATCGTTATATGGAAAAAAGGAAAATGGAATGTGATAACAAAATTCTATATGCCAAAGAAACGGTATGAAGTGGCAGTAAATGAAGATAATGTGCCATACAACATTTACCGGGAAAAGGGATTTCTTGAAATATCCGGGGAAAACCAGGTGGATTACAAAGATGTGTACAAATGGTTTATTGACCTGGTAAAGGTATATAAAATAAGGCCGCTGAAAATCGGATATGACAGATACAGTGCAGGGTATTTGGTGGATGATTTGAAAATGGCCGGGTTTCAGACAGATGATGTTTACCAGGGTACGAACTTAACGCCAATATTAAACCAGTTTGAGGGAGATTTAAAGGACGGCAAGTACAATCTGGGAAATAATACACTTTTAGCATCCCACTTTTTAAATGTGGCCGTTGAAATCAACATGAATGATAGCAGGATGAAGCCCGTTAAGATTGAAAAACGTATGAGGATAGACGGGGCGGTTTCCGTGTTTGATGCAATGACAATGGTTTCAAAATACCACAGTGAGATTGGGAAGAAACTGTTAAATGAAGCGGCGTAAAGAACGCCGGGCAGCAGTCTTTTAAAGTGGGTCAGAATTTTAACACGAACAAATTTACAATAGGTCCATGGATGTGTTCCATGGGCTTATTTTTTTGAGGAAAGGGGGTAATGTTACGGGAATTATAGCCAATGTATTTGGAGCCTTTAGGGCGAAGTACAGACCACTTTTATTGAGCCGTGGCGAGTATGTGCCAACGGGAACCCTACGGGACAATGATATTGTGGGAGCCATTGCGGATGCCATAGCAAAGAACGTGGGAAAATTACAGCCCCAGGTCATCCGAAAAGATGAAAAGGGAATGACAATAAAAAATGATTATCTGGCAAGGCTTTTGAAATTAAGGCCGTGCCCGGAAATGTCAACGTATGATTTTCTTTACCGCATAGCATCAGACCTGGTTTATACATCCAATTCCTTTTCTGTAATTTTTTACAATGAAGATTTTACAAGAGTAACAAGCATACAGCCGATTACAACAAAGAGTTACCGCATTTTTGAGGATGAACACAACAACATTCTTTTCCGCTTCCGTTGGGACTATGACGGGGAAACCTACACGGTGCCTTACCAGAATGTCATACACATAAAGGCAAGGTACAACAAAAAAAGGTTCCTGGGAACGTCCCCGGATATTGAGTTAAAGCGAAGCCTGGACCTTATAGAAACGTCCGGGGAAACAGTAAAGAACATTGTAAACCGTTCCAATTCACTTGCCGGATATTTGAAATACAACAACCTGGCAGATAATGAAGAATTAAAACAGATTGCAAAGGATTTCCAGGACGCATATATGAACGCCGACAACGCCGGGGGTATTGCGGCAATTGACAGCACAGTGGATTTTAAAGAAATTGCACAAAGAACGCCAAACGTGCCGACAAACCAGATTACTTTCTTGCGTGATAACGTATATCGCTATTACGGAGTAAATGAAAAGGTTTTGACTTCCACACTGTCAGACCAGGAATGGATTAGTTTTTATGAAAATGTCATTGAACCCGTGGCAATCCAGTTGGGTTATGAATTTACCTTTAAACTTCTGACACCAAGGGAAATTGGATATGGAAACAAGATTGAATTTACAGCCAATCTTTTGCAGTACGCCACATTGCAGACCAGGGACACCATAGGCGGAAATATGTTTGACCGTGGAGCCATGACAATAAACGAGTACAGAGCATTGATGTATTACGGGCCAGTGGATGACGGGGACGTGCGTATGGTGTCACTTAACTATGTAAAAGCAGGGGACCAAAGCCTTTACCAGGTGGGAAAAGAAAACGGCACAGAACCGCCACCAGGGCAGCAGGACAAGCAAAGAAAGGCAATGGAAGCGGCGGCCCGTGCTTATTTTGAAACTATGAAAGGGGGTTAATAGGATGCCAAGGATAGAAAAAAAGTTTATTGCTTGCAAAGATGCCGCACACGCAACGGTGGGAAAATTCTATGAGTTTAAGAACGCCACAGAAACTTCCGTGGACCTGTATTTTTACGGGGATATTGTGAGTGACTGGTGGGGAGCCTGGCAGGAAGAGGACCAGTACCCGGAAGCAATCAAAAATTTCCTTGCAGAAGCAAACGGCAAGGACTTAAACATTTACATCAATTCCGGCGGCGGTTCCGTATTTGCAGGGATAGCAATTTACAATATGTTAAAGCGTTATCCGGGAAAGAAAACCGTCCATGTGGATGCACTGGCCGGGTCCATTGCTTCCGTGATTGCCTTTGCGGACAGTGAAGCACCCACTATTCCGTCAAATGCTTATTTGATGATACATAAGCCGTGGGCCGGATGCGAGGGAAACGCCATAGAAATGCGGAAAATGGCAGACACATTGGATGCCGTGGAAGCCGGGATTTTAAGCGTTTATGAAGAACACCTGGCAG